GCCAAACGACCCACGCGGCAAAATCGACGTTCCGTTCCTGTTCAACCATGACCCGAGCCGGATCACCGGCCGCACGTCCAACGGCCGCCTCGAGCTGCGGAAGGACGCCCGCGGGCTGGCCTTCCGGCATACGCCGCTCCTGACAAGCGACGGCCGGGATCTCGTGATGATGGTCGAGGACCGGACGATCACCGGCTCGTCGTTCGCGTTCACGGTGGCCGACGGCGGCGAAAGCTGGACCGAGGACGAGCGCGGCGGCATCACGCGGCTCGTCCACCAGGCCTCCGGGCTCTATGACATCTCCGCAGTCACGAACCCGGCCTACCCGTCCAGCTCGATCGCTCCGCGATCCCTCGACGCGTGGCGTGCCGCCCGCGGCATGGTCAATCACGGCCAGGCCGATCGGTCGCTGACGATCTCGCTCGACTTCGACCAGACGTTCACCGCAGCCCCCGGCCTGTGGCGGTCGTTCGTGGCCGATGCCACGGGCCGCGGGTCGCGCGTGTGGTGCATCACGCGACGCGAGGACACCGAGGCCAACCGCCACGAGCTGCGGCTCGCGTTCGGCGAGCTGTACACCGAGCTAGCCGGCGTCCTGCTGTGCGGGCCAGACCAGCAAAAGCGGTCGGCCGCCCAGGACGCCGGCGTTGAGATCGACGTGTGGATCGACGACTCGCCGGAGAAGATCCCGGCAATCGAGCCCGCCCCGCGGTCGCTGACGGTCTCGTCGCTCGCCGGTGCCCGGGCCGCAGCCGCGGCAGCAGTCGCGAGGATGCGAGCCCATGCCGGCTAGTTGCCAGAAGTGCGGGGGCCGCCTCCGCGTCGAGTCGAGCAAGCGGGCCGGCGACCGCCAGGTCCGCTACGTGGAGTGTCAGAAGTGCCGCGAGCGCCGCCGCCAGGTGGTGCCGGCCGATGCCGTCTGGAGACGAACCCGATGATCGCCGCCGCCCCGGTCGCTGCCGCCACCAATCTGGAGGACGGCCTCCTCGCGAAGATCGCCGCGTTCGTCGAGACCTCGAGGTCCGCGGCCGCCGGCGGCATCACCTGGGCGGAGTTCGGCGAGCTGATGCTCGCCCTCCTGCGGCTCGTCGTGACCGCTCTCGACACGGTCTCGTCGATGACCGGCCCCGAGAAGAAGGCCCTCGCGCTGTCGGCCGTGGCGAGCCTGTTCGACGCGGTCGCCGACCAGGCGGTCCCGGCCGCCGTGTACCCGCTCTGGATTCTCGTCCGCTCGCCGGTGCGGTCGCTCGTGATCGCGATCGCCGCCGGTGCCATCGAGCAACTGCTGCCACTCGTGAGGGTCTGACATGGACACGCTCCTCCTGGTTGCCCTGGCCGCCGGGGCGGCCTACGCGTTCCTGGGTCGCGACCGCCTCGAGCAGCTCGTGACCGTGGCCCACGCGAAGCTGCCGTCTGTCGAGCTGCGGCACGTCGTCGGGGCTGGCCTGCTCGCCGCCCTGGCCCTCGTCTGGTCGGGCCGCAATCGCACGGAGCCGACGCCGGCCCCGCCGGCCCCCGACGCCCCGCTCGTGCTGCGTGGCCTGTTCAACGCCCACCCCGAGGCCGCCTCAGACGCGGCGAAGCTCGCGGCCCTGTTCGGCGAGCTGGCCGGCGAGGTCGAGTGGGACGCCATGCAGTCGACGCCGATCGTCACGAGCGGCGTGGCGTTCGACGACCTTCGGGTCCGGGCGTTCGATCTCCGACTCCGCGGTGACTCGATCGGCGACCGCCACCCGCGGGTCCGGTCCGCCGTGAAGGACTACCTCGACCGCGTGGCCGGCACGAGCGGGAAGCCGCTGACGCCGGAGCAGCGGGCCACGTGGATCGCGGCCTATCGCGAGGTCGCCGCCGCCGCGGAGGCCGCCGCGAAATGAGCCGCCGCAACACCTACCGCTGGCTCGCGCTGGCCGGCTTCCTGGGGATCGCGTTCGCCGTGATCGTCGGCGAGTTCGTCGCCGGCCCCAGGCCGGCCGGCTGGATTGGCGACGAGGCCCCGACCGGATGGACGCCCGACCCCGAGGGCGTCGAGCGGTTCCTGCAGGAGCTGCCCCAGCCGCTGTTCAGGCAGGCCGGAGCCGAGACGATCCGCGAGGCGAAGGGACACGACACGTTCCTCTACCGTGCGGCCTACAAGGCACACCAGGCCCTCTACGGTCGGCCGTGGATCGTTGAGCGGCAGGGCATCGGCGACTGCGTCTCGTGGGGCTGGGCTCACGGCGTCTGGGTTGCCCAGTGCATCGACTGGGAGACCGGTCGCCTGCCGATGCCGCCGCCGTTCCCGTCGACCGAGGCGATCTACGGAGGCTCCCGCGTCGAGGCCCGCGGGCGATCCGGTGACGGCAGCTCGCCGGTCGGCGGCTACTCCGACGGCAGCTACGGCGCAGCCGCGGCCCGATGGGTTCGGGACTGGGGCGTCGTCTACCGCGAGCCGGTGGGCGGCCACGACCTGCGGGCCTACTCGGCCGACCGGGCGAAGTCGTGGGGAGCCTACGGCAACGGCGGCAAGGGCGACGGCGGCAAGCTCGACACGATCGCGAAGAAGCATCCGGCCACGCATGTCGCGATGGTCAAGACGTTCGCGGAGGCCGCCGCCGCGATCGAGGCCGGGTTCCCGATCCCGGTCTGTTCGATGGTCGGGTTCGAAAGCGCAAGGGACCAGCACGCCTACGCGAGGGCTTCCGGCCAGTGGGCACACTGCATGTGCTTCGTGGCGGTCCGCTACGCGAAGAACGGATCGCCGTCCGATGCCCTGCTCTGCCTCAACTCCTGGGGGCCGCGATGGATCTCCGGCCCGAAGTGGCCCGACGACATGCCGGAGGGCTCCTTCTGGGTGACTCGCTCTACAGTGGACCGCATGCTCGGCAGTCAGCCCGACAGCTACGCGGTCGGCTCGGTCTCCGGATTCGGCTGGCGTGATCTCGACAACGGCGCGTTTCTGACGCCGGCCCCGACTGAGGTGATTCGATGAGACTCGACAAGAACACGGTGTTCGTCATCCTGGCCGCGGCGGCGATCGGCTACTGGCTCGCCGGCGACCGCTCGCCACGCCCTGGCCCGCCCGACCGGCCGGTCCTGACGTGGATTGCCAGGGCCGCGAAGAACCTCCTCTGGATCGCCGCGTTCGCCGACCCGCCGCCGCCGGCAGCTCGCCAGGACGCCCGGCTCGTCCAGGCCCCGACCATCGGCGACGACGGCTTCCCACTGATCGACCACGCACGAGGGCTCTGATCATGTCGCTCTGGCAGTGGATCATCTCGTTCCTCGTCTGGCTCTCGGCCGACCCGGCCGTGATCGACCTCGAGCAGCCGCGGGCGTTCGCCGCGGTGGCGGCCGCCCGGGCGTCGATGCTCCCCGAGGCCCCGGCCCCCGGCCCCGGCCCGGCCCCGGTGGCATGCGACTGCGGCCAGACATGCGTTCGCGGCATGTGGAAGCCCGACGGCCGGGTCTCGCAGGCCTGCCGGTGCGAGTGCAAGCGCTGCGTGGCCGAGCGGGCGAAGGCCGCCCCGCCCTGCCCCGACGGCAAGTGCCCGACCGTCCTACGGTAGTACGAAGCAATTCAAGCGCTGGCGGCCGCGTCCTATCGTGCGGGCAGTTTCGGAAACCGCACACACGCAAGGATGCGAACCATGCCCAGCGCCAAGCTCGCCCAGCTCCAGGACGAATCGGTCACCATCGAGAAGGAGATCGTCGATCTCCGCGCCATCGAGCCGAAGGACGACGCCGAGAAGGCGCAGATCGAGGAGCGGCTCGCCGAGCGGTCCGCCCGGGCTGACGAGGTTTCGAAGCTCGCCGCGAAGGAGCACGAGCTGGACGCTCGTCTGGCTTCGCTCCGTGGCGTCCGCAACAGCGATTCGGACAGCATCGCGACCGTCGAGGCCAACAAGGCCCCGGCCGTGCATGTGATGCCGGGCCGGACCGACAAGCGGCACGCCGACATGGAGGTCGCTGGCCGCGCCCTGCGGGCTCTCGCCCGTCGGGACGTTCGCGAGCTGCGGGCGATGTCGGGCAGCTCGAACAACACCGGCGGCGAGCTGGTGATCCCCGAGCTGTTCAACGGCTTCATCGACGTTCTCGGCTACAGCTCGGTGGGCGTGCAGCTCGCCAGCCTGTACCCGACCTCGTCGAACAGCATCACCGTGCCGAAGATCGGCGAGGTGAGCGCGGACTTCTTCAACGAGAACCAGGCGATCACGGACGCCGACGCCCCGACCGACGACGTGGAGATCGCTCTCCACAAGCTCGGCCGCCTCATCAAGGTGTCGAACGAGCTGGTCGAGGACGTGGCCGCCGGCGTGGCTCTCGCCCAGACGGTCGCCAACCGGCTCGCCATGGCGATCGGCAAGAAGATCGACGAGGTGTGGCTCCAGGGCTCCGAGGCCAAGAGCATCGACGGCCTGGTCGGCGAGATCGCCGCAGGCAACACGGTCGCCCAGGGCACCGACAACGACGGCGTGGATCTCGCGGAGCTGGTCGGCAAGATCGACAGCCGAGCGACGAACACCGCCTGGGTGGTCAGCTCGGCCGGCTGGGCTCATCTGATGAAGGCTTCGGTGGTGACGCAGTCGACGACGATCGGCGAACGCGTCCTCCCGGTCGTGATGGGTGCCCCGGTCTTCCGCTGCCTGGGTCTGCCTGCGGGCACCTTGGCCCTGTACGGTGACTTCTCGATGGCGACGGCCGTGGCCTACAAGGCCAACGGCCTCCAGATCGCGGCGTCGACCGACGCGGGCTTCGCGAACGACCAAGTGGTCTACCGCGGCACGCAGCGGGTCGGCATCGCGAACCACGACGCCAGCTTCGTCGCGAAGCTGATCGTCGACTGACGACTGACCCTTCACGCTGATGTTGAGGCCGGGGGGCCGCAAGGATGCAGCCCCCCGGCCGCCCCATATCTGGACTGAGGCGGCCCATGCTCATCGGCTCCACGCCCGGCCACCTGATCCTGCGGCTCATTCGGTCCTATCGGGGCCGGCCAGCGGGCTCGGTGATCGCGGCGACGCAGGGGCTGGCCGAGCACCTGGTCGAGGCCGGCTGGGCCGTGCGGGCCACGCAGGCCGACGCCGATCGAACGAGCCGCCTGGAACGAGCAGTCGCCCCCGCCGCCGCCGCTGAAACGAGGTAGACCATGAAGCCGGACACCTGCGTCGTGACGGAGGAGCCGGAGGTCGAGCCCGTTTCCCTCTCCGAGGCGAAGCAGCAGCTCGGCATCATGGAGGACTTCGAGGAGTGGGACGCGTTCCTCCTCGAGAAGATCTCCGTCGGCCGCGAGCTGGTCGAGTCGCGGCTGGGCCGGTCTCTCGCCGTGAAGAAGTTCCGGGCAAAGTGGAAGGCCCCGGGCCGGAAGCTGACGCTTCCGAATCCGCCGCTCGTCCTCGACGAGGAGCATCCGCTCACCGTGACCGCCGACGGCGACGCGGTGGCCGAAAGCCAGTACGAGGTCGAGGCCGACGCCCGCCCGGCATACCTCGAGTTCGATGTCGCCCCGGCGGCCCCGGCCGTCGTCGAGTGGTGGGCCGGCGGCAGCGTGTCGAAGCGGATCAAAGCCGCCATCCTGCTCTACGTGGTCCACCTGTTCGAGAACCGCGGCGTCCTGGCCGCGAACAGCTCGGTCGAGCTGCCGCAGGCCTTCGAGGCGCTGCTCGCCAGCGACTCGCATAACGGGGGCTGGTAATGATCCCGGCCGCCCTCCTCACCGAGAAGTTCGTCGCGGAGGCCCGCCCGACTGCGGAGCGTGACGATCACGGCGGCCTGACGGCCGGCCAGGAGTGGACGACCGTCCGGTCGTTCTACGGCTCCTACGAGGCCCAGGCCTACGTGGAGACCGAGACCCGGGCAAAGGTCGGCGGCACGGTCCAGGCCCTCATCCGCTGCCGCTACTTCCCGGACATCGTCGGCGGCATGCGGCTGCGGTGGTCCTCGAGGTCGGACCGCCTGCTCTACGTGTCGAGCGTGGTCGAGCGGGCCAACCGCACGGAGTTGGAGATCACGGTGGAGGAACAGGTCGCATGATCTCCCTCTCGTGGAACAGCTCGTTCGAGCCGAATAGCTTCGACGCCGACAAACACATAGCGGCGCTCATGAAGGCCTACCGCGAGCTGCCGCGGCACATCGCCCGGAAGCACCTGGGGGCGGCCATGCGGCGGGTGCTGCGGCCGGGGATCTCGATCCTCCGCCGCAACTCGCCGCCGCTGGGCGTCACCAGGGGGCGAAGGAAGAAGGGGGCGAAGGCCAGGTCGACCGGCGCGCTCCGCAAGGCCGCCACGGTCCGCGTCGGCCAGACCGGCACCAACAAAGCGTTCGACGCGTTTGTCTACGGCGTGCTCGGCTACAAGGCCGGCATGGAGAGTCGCAAAGCGATTTGGCTTGAGTTCGGCACCGGCAACGGCGTCCGTTCTTTCAAGATGATGGAAAAGACTGTTGCCGAGTTTGGCCCGGTCGCCGCCGGCAAGTTGGCGGCAGAAATGGCCGCCGCATTGGAGAAGGCCGCCAACGAAGTCGGCGGCGGAAAAAACCAAGGATACTCAGGCTAACCCATGCCAATCCCCGAGAAGTGGATCAAGGGAGCGATCGAGGACGCCGCGGAGGACTGCCTCGCTTGGCCGGTCGCCATGACCGGCACGGGCGACCCGCCCTATGTCGTCTACTTCCGCGAGGGCACGGCCCGTGATTCGCTGCTCGGTGACATCGCAGCCGCGCCGGTCGCGACGTTCCGGCTCGACATTTACGCAGACTCGCACGTTCAGGCCTGGGAGATCGCGGAGGCGGTCGGCACAGCATTGAACCGGTTCAAGGGCACGGCCTACGGCCTGACAATCGAACTCTGTCTTCTGACCGACGAGCGTGACGGCGACGCCGTCCGCCTTGATGGTCGCGAAGACCCGACCTACATCGTCGAGCAGACCTACACGATCTCCTGGCAGGAATGACACATGGCCCTCTCAGGACTCCCCACCGGCGGCCCGGCGATCCCTGCCGGGGCGACTCGCGTCTCGATCAAGAACATCGACACCGCATCGAATCAGTCAAAAGAGGACGTGACGGACCTCTCGCACAGCGAGCGCACCTACGAAGACCCTCCGCTCGTCGATGGCGGTAGCGGCGCGGCCACGAAAACCTGCTCGGCCACAGGCTTTTTGTATCCGGCTACAAGTCTCCAGGTAACTCCCATCGAGACGACGACGGGCTGGATTTGCGAGGACATCGAGAAAGTCTACGAGGTCGGGAAGTTCGTGACGTGGTCGGCTAACTGGTCCTATTACGAGGCTTGATCAATGTCAGGAACATCGCCGGTTACGTCGCAGGGCGACGACTTCGGAATCAGTGGGGCCATCAAGGTCACTATCAAGTCCAGCCGCGGAGATGCGGCAGGCAACAAGCTCGACTCATCCGATTTGTCTCTCGCGCACGGCAGCAGCAGAACCTACGAGGACGGCCTCGAGGACAACAGCTCCGGCGGCGGCGGCATCGTCACGACCGTTGCGGTTGAGTTTCTAGCGGACACTCCGCCGGCGACTGGCGACATTGCCAGCTT